AAGAAGTCTTGACGTAGTAGGCGACCGGGCGACCCTCGGGCGTCACCTCGACACCCATGCGGATGAGGTTGCCGTTCGAGAGGATGTCGTTCTTGTCCTGGTCGATGAGGTCAGGGTCGATGAACTGCAGCCGGAAGCGGTAGGGGTTGGCGTTGTCCTCGACGAAGAGCACGAAGCACTCGCCGTCGCGCACGACCGAATCCATAAAGACCTTCTGGCAGTCGACCCAGCTCAGGCGGCCATCGACGGTGCAGCTCATCGGCTTGCCCCAGTCGTAGAAGGCGCGCTCGAGCTGCTGGTTCGCCACCTGGTCGAGGATGCCGTTCGGCTCGCGCGCGCGGACCTGCAGGGTGATGCCCTTCGGACCGACGACATTGACGGCCACGAGGTCGAGGTACCGCCGGGCGTAGTCGTTGTTCTGCGCGAGGTCGCGGGATCGTGCCCGCATCGCCTTCAGCGTGTAGCGGATGTCGCTGTCTGCCGACTTCGGCAGCGTCAGCCAGTCGGCGAAGAGCCGCCCGGTGTTGGCGGCGTCGAACGCGCGCCGGGGGCGGCGAGGCGCGGGCTTGCCGCGAAAGAAGTCGAGCAGCTTCACTTCGTGAACCTCACCCGGATGGTCTGATTCGTGCCGAGGCCCTGCCGCAGTTTCTCGGCCTGCTTCTCGCGGTTGACCTCAGCCTTCATGCGGTCGCGCTCGGTCAGAAGATCGGCGCGGTTCCAGCGGCTGAGGCTGCGGCCGGCGACCGAGTACGAGGCCGCCTGCAGGTTGTTCGGGTCCTTGAGGTAGGCCTCGATATTGTCGAGCGCGATTTGCGCGAAGCTGCGCGGGTCATCGGTCGAGGTGGCACGGTTCGCGCCGACCTCGAAGGAGCCGTAGCCCACCTCCGCGCGCGCGCCGTCGCTTGTGCGCGTGATGAAGGCTGACCACTGGTAACGGCCCGGCGCGTAGTCCGCCGTCACCGTCGAGGCCACCTCGACGATGTAGCCCTCGGTCGTCTCCGAGGCCGTGATGGCGATGCGCTCGCCGGTGCCGTCGCGGCGCGCGACATACGAGAGCGAGTAGGACGCCGTCGGGTAGTCGCCCGACAGATCGACCCGCTTCCACGCCCAGCGGTCGCCCGCCTGCAGTCGCGTCGGCTCCGAGGTCGGGTAGTTGGCGGTATCGAAGACGTTAGCCATGGTTCCTCAAGCCGGATTGTCCGGCGGCAAGAGCGGCTTGACCTGGTCGTGCAGCTTCTTCCAGAGCTGGTATGCACCCTGGCTCGTCGGCACCGCGCCGAGCATATTCACCAGCGCGACGGCCTCGTGCAGCTCGACGGTGAGCGTCACTTCGGCTTGTTGGGCTTGGCCTTGCTCGTGTTCCACGGCAGCTCCGGCTTGATGACCTTGGGGGACTTGCGCTCGGCGAGCTGCGCGGCGACAGCGGCCTCGGTCGCGTCAGCGCCGACCTTCGCCTTGACCCATTCGATGACCTGCGATTCCTCGAGGTTGGCAAAGGGGCAGAAGCTGCCGGCGGCAGGCGCGTCGAGCGCGACGGCACCGTAGACCGACGCGGCGTGGTCGCCGTCGGCGAGGCCGCAGCTCCAATGCGCCGTCACGACGACATCGGCGAGCTGGCCGCGCTGCGGCTCGACGTCGAGCGCGGAGATGGTCCAAATCGGGTTCATGGATGCCTCACGCGTTCGCGATGGTGGTGACGGTGCCGCTGCTGCCGCGGTACTTGAGCGCACCGGACTCGACATACAGCACCCCGCCGCCGGTGGGGTTGCTTGTCGGGACGGTCGTCGCGTTGATGATGCCGATGACACGGACACCGCCGCCGAACTGCGCGTTGCCGATTGAATAGTTGCCGTCGCCAGTGACCTGCAACCTCTCGGCGTTGTTGGTGTAGATGCGGAACGCTGCGGAGGCGTTAGTCGTACCGACATGGAGGTCGTTTGCGCCGCTCGTCGTGATGGACGCCACGCCTGCGCTGAACACGCCGAGGCCCACACGCACAGCAGCAGCCGTGCCGCCAAGATTCGAGGTGCCGTTTACCTCAAGGCGAGACCCCGGCGAACTCGTCCCGATGCCGAGGTTGCCGGAGGAGTCGAGGCGCATACGCTCAAGGTTGTTGGTGCCAAAAACGATAGGCTGGTTCTCGTAGTTGTAGAGATACCCCACCTCGTCGGTACCAATGCCGACATAAAGGCCGTCGGTGGAAGTTGTCCCGGTGTCGCTGTTTTGGAAAAGCAGCACCGCTTCGCCTGTGCTGGAGTTCCTGATTCTGGTGCGGTTGGTCGCGCCCGTGGAGGTTTCGACAACATCCAATCTAGCAAGCGGCGAACTCGTCCCGACGCCGAGGTTCGTGCCGTCGAACACCAACGCCGACCCGCTCGTCGCCGCCTTGCTGCCGTTGAGATAAAGGACGCCGTTCGCCGTGCCGCCGTTGAGCGCGCCGTCGACGAGATCCTTCGCCGTGACCTTCTTGGTCTCGGTCGCGCTCGTGTCGACGATGGGCACCACATCCGTCGCCGCGGCGACGTTCGCCGCCGTCAGCGCCGTCAGTGCTGAGATTTTCTTGTCAGCCATGCATCACCTCGGCGCACTCAGCGCCAACCGTTCATCCACCCGCCACCACCGCCGCCTCGAGGCGGACGACGCAGCGGAACTCGCCGCGGCGCAACCGGCACCGCTTCGGTTTTGTCCTCGACGACCGGCTCGACCGCAGCGACATCCGCCGCCACTTGGTCGCGCCGCGCCGTCAGCACGTTCCCGCCACCGCGACCGACGAAGGCCGCGTAGGCGTACACGAAACAGTCAAGCGCCTCCGTCCGCGCGCCCGCCGACTTCGGCTTGAAGGAGCGCATCCGGCGGCCCTGCACCACCCGGTAGACCATCGTCTCGGCGGTGAGCTGGTCGAAGTAGACATCGTCGACCGAGGCCGGGAAGTGCACGTAGCCCGCGCCCGGCTCGATGACCCGCTTCAACCGCCCGAAGAGCACGTCCTTCGCCGTGTCGACGCCGACGATGTAGAGCTGCGCCGACGTCTTGCCGGCGCGGCCCGCACGCTTCGGGAACACCAGCCGCCCGAAGCCGCCGGCACCCTTCACCGCCCAGATGCGCCGCGCCTTGCGCCGCGCGCAGTAGCCGTACACCTGCTGCGTGAAGTGGCCGCCCGAGTCGACGCAGGTCGCCTCGATCAGCATCTGCCGCCCGTCCTCGCGGGACCGCGGCCGATTCAGAAATGCATCCAGGTCAGCCCACAGCGACTCGCTGCCGGGATCACCGGGAAGCACTTGATGCTCGACGAGCCACGCCTCCTCGTCTCGCCCCCACGCCCAAACGGACGCCTCGAGGCGATCGTCCTGCACGTCGACGCCGCAGGTCAGCACCAACGCGCCGCCGGGCAGCGACTGCGCCGTGTACGGCTCGCGCCGCGCGGCGAGGCCCACCGCCGCGACACCGTCGCCGCGCTCCTCGAAGGTCTCGCCGAGGGACGTGTTGATCCAGGTCTGCAGCGTCTCGGGCAGCTTCTTGGCCTCGAGGAAGGCCACCGCCATCTCGCCCCAGGTCGACCAGGGCGAGTACAGCTCGCTGATGTGGAACGAGGCGATCCCGCGGCTCTCCCGCGTCGCCCGCCACTCGCCCGCCCGCAGCATCTCGGCCTTGTCGGCATCGCCGAGCTCGGCACCGCAGGCGACGCAGGCATAGCACGCGGATGCCGGGTCGCCCTCTGGCCAGCGTACCTGCGACCAGACGAGCCGCTGCATCTCGCCGCAGTGCGTGCACGGCACGAAGTACAGCCGCTGGTCGCCCGACTCGAAGCCGGCCTCGACGCGGCTCGACCCCTTGATGGTCGGCGTCGATCCCGCCAAGACCTTTCGGTTCCAGAAGGTCGCCGTGCGTTTCTTGCCCAAGCTCACCGGGTCGCCTTCCGTGCCGGCTGAGGCCGGGTAGCGGTCCACCTCGTCGAAAAGCACCACGCGGATCGGCCGCGACGCCAGCCCCGCCGGCGAATTCGCACCCGCGACGGTCAGGTGACCGCCGGGGAATTTCTTGTGAAGGAGCGTGTTCCCCGAGTCCCGCGAGCGCGGGTCGGCGATGAGCTCACTCAGCGCCGGCGTGTCTCGTACCATCGGCGCGAGGCGGTCCTTCGACCAGGCCTCCGCCATCTCGAGCGTCGGCTGCACCAGCAGCATCGGCGCTTGGTCTTGCGCGACGTGGTAGCCGATGACGTTGTTGAGGATCTCGGTCCAGCCGACCTGCGCCGACTTCATCACCCAGATCTCGCGCACCGTGTCGTCGGCCACGGCGTCCATGACCCCGCGCTGGTACGGCGCACGGTCGGTGCGCCAGATGCCGGGCTCGGCCGACGCCTCGCTACTGAGCCTCCGGTACCGGTCCGCCCACTGCGAAACCGTCAGTTTCGGCGGTGGTGCGAAGAGCCGCATCGTCCGCGCCATCCTCGCGCGCAAGTTCGGCGAGAGCGTGGTCGATTTCGTCTGCGATGGCGCGGCTGATGGCATTGGGGTCCGATTGTCGCACAAGCTGCGGGGCGAGCTTCGTGGGCAGCGAGAGCAGCTTGGCACGCGTCGCCAGGACGATGTCGTCCCAGCCCTGCGCCGTCTGCTCGATCTCCACCAGCTCGCCGCGGCGCACCCGGTTTTCAGCCTCGACCTTCTCGGCCTGCGCTGCCGCGAGCCGTTCGCGCTGCGTCGGGTGCGATTCCGCGCCGCCGGTGCCGAAGGTGCGCTCGGCCCAATACTTCACGATCGCCGGGCCGGGGTATGATCCGTCCCCGTTGCGCGGCGCATCAGCCCAATCGCGCAGCGTCCGCGGCGTCACGCCGAGCAGCGTGGCGGCTTGGATCTGGGACAGGGCGGCGATACCTCGGCTCAAGCAGTCGGCTCCATTCTCGGGAAGGCGGCTAGTGTTGCTCTGGCGCTACAACTATGTTGCCTTTTCCTTT